CCACTACACTACTAGGACCCTGAACAGGCGTACCGGAAACATAATAAGTTTCCAAAAATCCTAATCTGGCGGTGTTGAGTCGAAGAACAAAACTAACACCGTTCTGCCCACCAATTCCCTTTCCAAAAAGCGATAGTTGCACTCCTTGGCTTGTCGAACTTAAAGTACCGATAGTTACCTCAACACTCTGAGAAGAATTTCTTATTGCTGTATTACCCCATCCTGAATGACTGACATAACTAGCGAGATCGAAGGATGTGCCACCCACTCCTTGCAATTTTCCACTTACTATCGACCAAGTTGCTGAACCTGTTACAGTATAGTTAGAGAATGAGGAAGTGAAGGTTTCATTGATGATTTGTCCCTTAGTAGCAAATTGCCCTGCGGCTTTATCTGCATACGCGGTGGTAGATATTTTTGTAGAATTATCGAATTGTGCTTGTGTTGTCGTGGTTGGACTTCCCGATAAGGCAACGCTCGATTTTATTGTTGGGTTCGGATAAGTACCAGCTAAATCTCCTCCGGCAGGACCTGTAGGAGCGGCACCACTAGATGATAAGACATTTCCTGTCATCACAAGTCCACCACCTAAACTTATTTCTTCCCAATTACCCGTGGTGCTACTGTTTCTACCGAGCAAAAGCGAAGTTGTTGACGGGGCTGTTAAATTAGAATAAGCCAAACGAGAAGTGCCGACTGTCCCTGATTTAGATAAATCAAGCGATCCGAAAGCTAAAGTAGTACCGGCACTATCTATACGAAATACCTGATCTGTAGTGCCAACAATCGACGCTAGATTCGCTGTCGAATTACCTGTCACACCGAGTACCGAGAGACCAGAACCTTGCACTATATTGGCGAAAGATAATCGACCTGTGACTCCGGTTGTTAATGAAACATTAGTGATCGTATTAGCCGAACCATTAATTGTTTTATTGGTGAATGATTGCGTACTATCGAGATTAGCGAAGGTCCTGGTGACACTGTTCCATGAACCTTTGAAATCATTAGTTGAAGTGTCATACCACATATCACCAGTAATGATTGTGGCTGGATCACCAGCAATGCCTCCAAAGTTCAATCCCGATTTAGTACTGTTTGGAGACAGCACTAATCTTCTCATACTTACAGCCTTGTCGGTACTATTCCAAGTATAAGTGCTGTCGCCGATATAAAGTCTGCCAGATTTAATGGGAAGTTGTAATGAGGAGAGTGGATTAGAATCATCTTCCCCCATAAATCTGAAAACGTCACTGGAGGTGTTTTTCCAGAAAACATATCCGTTAGAAGCCCACATGTCTCCTCCTATCGCACCTACTCCCGTGGCTTCTGCGAGATTTATAGGAGCTTGAGTACCACTTAATTTTTGAAAAAGAACTTTACCGTTCCTGAAAAATAATTGATTAGTGGTCGCGCCCATATCAATTATAACATTGCCGGACAATGAACCACCTAAATCGTAGGATGTTCCATTCCATGTGGTGGCGTTACCGTTAGACATTGCTGCGTCAACTAATATATTGCCATCAACATCGGGCAAATAGAAGGTTCTATTTGTTCCTGTGGAAACTGATGAAGCCGATAATGTAATGGTCGCCGTATTATCTCCGTTTTGATATACCAAAGGAGAAGCATCTGAAAAAGGATTGAGCGAAGGAAAATCAGCACTCACTAATGATCTGAATGTCGGTATACCACTAGAACCGTCTGGTCCTGCATAAACTTTATTAGCAGAAACAGAAGACGCAGAGAAAGATAGCGACGGAGTTGTCGTTGGGTTACTTACAGATGTTGTGAATAAAGGGGATAGATTACCGCTTGAGAAATTAGTAACCGAACCAGATCCTCCCCCACCATTGATTTCGATATTAGGACGGGTGTGAAGTTCAAGTACCGGAGATGTTGGGAAATCATTAACACCACTAATCTCTATCAATTTATAAAGTATCTGAAGACGTTGTGTCTTTGTAAGAAACTCTTTATAATCAAGAGCTTTCAACCAATACCTAATCTTGGCTGCTTTTTTAACTTTAGACCAATCGATAATACGTTTATTGGCGATATCTAAAGCAAGCGTGGCAAGCGATGTACGTGCCTGATAACGTACGGCATCTTCACTTACTTCTGTTTTTATTGATTCTATTGCCATTATTAACTAATGTAAGTTAATGTTAAGTAACCTCTGTTGGATGAACCCGAAAAAGCAGGATCATCGAACACACCTCCTGTTTTTCTGTATAGTGTTATTAATTGTGTCAGTGCCGAACCGATACCGCCTTGAGTACTTGTTCCATCGAACCAATCAAGAGGATATTGTGCTGTTGTTATACCGTCAGCCATTATCGTAACTTTCACCCCTAATACTTGTGTATACGCTTGATCTAATACCACTTGTATACTATCTGTTGTATCCATGTTCCAAGTCCCAACATCAAAAACTTTGGTTTTGATTCTAGTACCATCCTCGGTGGTGAAACCATTAGGTACGGTGGGGAAAGAATGATATCCCTTACCACTACTTGAATCTGTACCGTAATATTTACTGGCACCTGGTGTATCCTGATCACCAACTAGATGAAGAAAGTTGTCGGCGGGATCGGTGATTAAAGAATCTTTGACTCCCTCCAAGCCTGCGCCGACACGTTGAAGAACGATTTCTGGACGGTTCGGCATATTATGTTAATTGAAATTCAATTGCGAGAGATTGTATACGACGAGCAATTCGTTCACCATCGGCGTATTGAGCGCGATCTGAATCCACATAGCAACCATCAACAAGAACAGCAAGCAGTTCGTAGATATTTACGTTTCTTTCTCGTTCTGCGTCACCACCTTCAGTACTCGCTATAGCAATAGCGTTTGAGAAATAGTACTCGGAATTTCCAAGCACTTCTATTTCATAGATTGTTGACGAGATGTTTCCACTTTGATTTGTCTCACCTTCGTTCTCTGCGAGTTCGGCTGGATCTGCTATTAATTCCCACCAAACATTATCGGTGAGAGAGTTGTTTAGATTACCGGCCTGTACTGAACGATACACTGTTTTTGATGTTGGTTCGAACACCGCGTCGTATTGTGCGTAAGTTGTTCCTGTGTCGTAATCAGGAATGATTACGAAGGGAAAACGGTGCCATCCGTCGCCTTGTGAGATTAGGATCGTCCAAATACTATCGGAGTTAGGATCATTGTTGTTCCCTGTACTCGTCAATACTTGTTGTACTGTCGAGTCATACTTCATCTTCTTCGCTTTCAGATACACGCCAACAGCGTTACGCGCTGGTGATGTATAAGTGCTCACATCTGTGATTGTGATCGAAGTTCTGTCAGCGGAAATCGTCGAGTATTGTAACGAAGGGGGGCTTGGAAGTGCCAATGTAGTGTTGTTTTAGATTATGACAAAACCGAGCAATCTCAGTCCGTCTATGTTTGTATAATTAACTGCTCTTTTCTTTTCTGCAACCTCGATACCTTCTCTACCACCGGCTGCGTTAGTGTTGCCCTCAATAGATTTGAACTCTTTGTTAGGGAAAACTTCGGATACGATACCGGCGTGTCCTTGCCACGTAGCGACTCCTTCCTTATAGTGTTGCCAGATAACCAGGGCGTCTTTGACTGGATCAAGGCTGATTTTGTAGCCAGCCTTCTTAAAATTATTGAAGGTGACTATTGCTGAAGCATTGAATAGTTTATCGAGTTCTGCGAAACGAGAAGGATAGGCATCTTTAAATGCTACCTCTGCTGCGTAAGCACACCATGCTTCATGATCATGCTGACCAGCAGCATGGACCTTCTTACCGAACTCCGTTCTATCAGAGAAGGTATTATTAGGATCTTCGTGAACTCCTATATATCGAGCAAATGATTGTGACGGTGTCATACTGTTTTGAAAAAGTAAGCCCTGAACCTTATGGCTAGGGCTTAACTTCATTTATGATTGAGAACTTATAGACTGTTTTCAGCTTGTTCTTTCTTGTTTGTGGAGCCTTTAGGGCGACCGCCTTTGTTCTTAACAGGAGCCGTTGATTTAGCCTCTGTACCGAGATCGACTTTATTTTGGAGAGCGTTGAGGATTTGTTCGTCTTTGAGAATTCGGGCAACTGCTTCATTCTCGTCGGCTCCCATTACTGTAGTCTCCCAATAAATGATAGAACCTTTCACTGTGAACAAACCGTCTGCGATTGCTTTTCTAACTATCGCTCTGACATTTCTGTCACCAGCGTTGAGTAGTTTGAAGTAATCGGCTGGACGTTTCTCTGCGAATTCGAGCACCGTCAATCTCATCTGACTACCAGGACTACCGAAGAAGCCGATATTAGCGGCTATTTCTTGCATCGTCTTGTCGTCGAGATTAAAGGCACTTGACTTTGCTTTGGTCCTTTGAGCTTCCGCTTCGAGTGCTACATCAGCATCTTTATCGCTATCGAGTTCTCGGAAGATTACTCCTTGTTGGATTTCAACTCCATCGACTTCGATATAGTGACCGTTAGGAGATCCTTCACATTCTGGATAGTTCTTGAGAAACTCGTATTGACTGACTCCGTTCATATCTTTGTCAGTCTCGCGAACCTGAAGCCTGCGTCTTGATTCGTCAAGCACGAAGAACTTACTGAGTGCTTTGCCATCCGAACCTTTAGATGTGATATATTCTATCAATCTACCTGGTTCTCCGAGTGCGCCAGCGTGATCTGTATAATGACGAAACGATATTGTTCCACCACGATTGATTCTGTCGAGTCCATCACCCACAACAACGAACCATTTGAATCGTGTGCTGTCGTAGGGTCTTATAAATTGTTTTGACATTTTGTTAAAGTTTAAGTTTTTAAAAAGTAGGAGAATGTTAGTTCTCCTACTGTAAGTAATTGATTATCAGATTTTTTATTAACTGTTAGCGAATAGCAAACCTAAACGGTTAGGAGAGTATACAGCAGTCGTGAACTCAGTCAAGAGTTGACCTTCGATACCATCATAAGCGTTAGATACTTCAAGACCGGGCGACGCCATACCGGGGATCATCTTCTGGATGAACTTAGCACCATCACGGTATTTCACCTGGATGTTACGCTCGTTAGCACCTGCTACTGTACCGAAGTCAAGAGCAAGCACAAGGTTGTTAAAGTCTTTCGCTGTTGACGAAGGAGTGACAGTAGGAACGATCGCTGTATCGCTAAACAGTTCGTAGTATGCGAAGTGAAACTTCTTACCGAGAATCTGATACGATTGGAAATCAAGACCGGCCAATTGACGGGGCTTATCTTGCATTGCGATTGTTTGATACTTCGAACCCAAAGCGTGGTTGATATCTGCGAGGGCTTTGATACCGCACAACATGATGATATCGTTAGAACCAGCTTGAGGAACGATCTGAGTTGCAAACTGAGTAAGATCTGCTTCTTGCAAGCCGACTGCGCTCGAATAGTTAACAACCTGACCCGAACCTTCTGCGTATTCCATCAAACCACGAGTTTGATTCACACCGGTGGCCGTCTTATAACGTTTACCGAAAATCAACTTCGCTTCAAAGTCACGCATGAATTCCTTCTGTTCGAAGTCTTCTTGCTTGTAGTACCATGACTCATTGTCGACATAAGTCTTCTGAGACATCATACCGCGTTCAATCCGGAATTTCCTACGATTGATTTCGGTTACGTTGTAGTCTGTTCCGGGGAGATACGAACGAACACCACCTGCATCAGATGAACCTCTTGCGAAGCCTGTACCGATATGACCGATTTTATGAGTCGAGTTGATGAGTGCTGTTGACCAATTGCTTCCATCAAACTGTGTTACAGTCATCGTTTGGAAACCACCCGAATTGCTTACAGAAGCAACACGACCGTTAGCACCTGTGTTAGCTACACGGAATTCATCACCCACGATGAAATAACCTAGATCATTTACACCATCTGCTGTGATATCAAGAGTAAGAGTTGCTGTTGCAGTTGTACCGTTGCTGATCGCGGTGATCGTCGCGCTCTTACGAGTACGATCCATGATTTGCCAAGAATAAGTATCCGAGAAGATTGTACCACTTACACCAGCGATTTTCTCAGTCATATCCGTGAGATAGTACTGAGGGAATTTAATGATAAGTGCTTCGAGAATCTCGGGTTTTTCGAGACCCGCATTGAAAATATGTTGGGACAAGACCTGCTGATCGCGAGCTTGTGTACCTGTACCTGAGACGGAACTCGGGACGTTTGTGCCGGGGATTAAACCCATAGTATTTAATTGTTTGGTTTGTTGGATTTACTTATTGAGTATCCACACAAACAGTTCTCATCTGTCCTCCGTTAAGAGGCTTGATCCATTGTAGTGTGGATTAAATGAGAAGCGAGGAGGGATGTCTTAGAGACTACCAGGTGTTCTTAGAGAGCCTACATGTGCTGCAATTCTTTCAGCAGCAGATTTAGGCTTGTCGTTCGTTTGGGGTTGAGGAGGTATAGCAGGTGTGTTCAACTGAACATTTTGTGCTTTTGAAAGGAGTTCTTTCTGACCTTTGACCTTACCTTGATCGAATTGATGTTTCGAGATGTTTTCTCCCCATTCAGCCAGTGCGAGTGTTCGAGCGAGTTTGTTAGCGTCTACCCCACTGAGGTCGACATTCTTACCAAAATGCTTTTCGATCAACTTACCACTTCTGATACCTTCATAGATATAATCGCCGTGTTTTGATTCGAGCGTTATGCCTACCTTTTCGGGAGAAAGAGTTTTAGATAGATTTTTAGAGGCTTCTGCGAGATCCCTGTTGAACTTTTGTTTTCGTTCTTCGTTTGCTCTTGCGATCTCTTGCTTACGCATCTGTGCTCTCTGTGTCAAGTTATCCTTGATTTGATTGCCTAGGATTCGCTTTGTTGCTTCGGGAACTTCTGCGAGGGCTGCGTCGGCTGCTTCCTTGTTGTAGTTTGGAGTTCCTAGTCCGTATTGCCTGTCGATTTCTTGTTCGAACAGTTGGATGGGATCTACCTTGCTGTAGTCAACCAAGGTTGCTGCAAGGGCACCTTTCCAGTCACCTTTGTCTTTTGCTATCTTAAAAATCTCTTTGAATTC